CCATAGCCTCGTCTGACAGTGCAGTACCAGACGAATCTGACAGTGCAGCTACAGAAGAAAATTCAGACTTATCGTAGTTGCGATAGCCTTCGACTTGACGGATTTTAAGTTTGAAGTCAGCACCTTCCCAAAAGTCAAATGGGTTGATCGGATCTTCATCGGCAAACTGTGGATTCATAGCATCGTTTAGTTTGTCAAAGATTTTCTTGCCAAACTTGTATAGATAGACTTGACCTTCTCGCGAAGGGTTTGAACTATCTTGTACGATGTAGATATTAGCAGTGTAGGATAATCTACGCTTCTGCTTACGAGCGACTTCCTTATCTTCGTCATGACCAGAGTTCCACAACTTAGAGTTATGCTCAGAGACTGGATCATCTTGACCCAATGTAGTGAGAGAGTTCTCGATATACCATCCACCTGGTCCTTGAAAGCCGTGATCCCATCCACGAACAAAAGGTACATCTTCACCGGTTGGTGCGGGCAAAAAACGAATTACTGCGTAGCCATTTCCAGCTTTATCAACTTCAGGCTTCCAGTAACGGTCGTCTCCTTTATTGCTTTTATTGCCCATAGACTGTAGTTCAGAATTCAGTTTGTCGAAAGAACTACTACGTGATTTTTTTAGTGCTGCAAAAGATGTTGTCATCTTGTGATACCTCAATTTTAATATACGATTTATGTTACGTTTTTGTACTGCGTTTTATACTGCCATTATTATAAAGTCGTTATCATAGACATGCTCCTTTTTTGTTACAGTAATTATACTACATTCTATCGTGTTTGTCAAGTAAAACATCATATAAATTTCTCAGTGACGATAGACTTCATTTTTCCCTTATCGTATGAAAGGAAGGGCGCGTACTTCTTAGCAGTCATACAAATGCTGGGATAAATTATAGTGTCATTTATTTTCTTATCCCAGTGGTTCCAACAGCCAGTCATGTCGCCCAGTATTATCAGTGTCTCTATAGACAAATTCTTAGCATTGAAAAGCTGAAGTAAGCGAGGATACTGACCATCGTTAACTATAAAGTTTGAGTTAAAATCATCATTCAATTCATCTAAATCATTCTTAAATAAGTAAGACAATGACTGCTGTCTCTTTGACCACTCAGTATAAACTTTATTCGCTTCTTCGCTTACAAGATCACCAATCCATATATCAGGCTTGACGATAAGATTTGCTAACACGAATTCTTTAGCTTCTTTTCGCTTAGAGAGTTTATAGAAGAAATATTTATCTCGCCTTCTCTCGAAAGAATCGACACTCAATCTCATCTTACCGCCGTACTTAACAAAATCATAACTAGATGTGAAGTGCTTCCTCAACGCCATATAGTAGCTGTATATGTCAAAAGCATCTCTTGTCGTGTAGACAGAGGTTTCTGTCATACAGGCAACCTTGTTAGTTTTTCGACCATATTCAAGTCTTCGGCTTCTCGATAGATTTTAGCTTTTAGCACAGGAGATTTTCGAATGATTTCCCCCACTGATTCTACCTCTAGTCCATACGATTCTGCATATGCAATAACAGCATCGATGTATGGAACACCTCTTAAGATATTCGAGTTTATTTCTCTCATGATAGACTCGGAAGTTAACTGAGTCAATTCTATGCCAACGTCTTTAGATTTCGTAATTTGATTCCCCTCGTATGATTGAATAGCTTAACCACGCAACAGTTTAACGTTACAAGCCCAGTCTTCGGCAATATCTTTAACTTCATTTAGAGTTTTTTCGTACCACTCTGTCTTAGGATTATTACCAGAACCCGTATAGAACTCGATACCATACTTGCCGGACGAGTCCACAACAACTTCGGCTCTAACGTCTGTGGAGTCGGAATCTTCTTTGTAGAACACTGTGATATGTTTCATAGGCAATTTCCTATATTGATTTCTTGATGTATATTATAGCATAGTAACTATACAAATGTCAAGTACTATTTCACGCTTTCAAGTAAAGCCTCTATCTCTTCAATCTCTGATACTAGCTCAGACATATTCTGCTTATGATAGATTTTTGCCATTTTGGCTAGATATTTTTTAGGTATCCCAACATCGTCCTCTAGAGACACAATAGCTTCCTTGATGAATTCTCGTTCGGCTTCCTGCCTGAGATACGAATTACTGATTTCGTCCATACAATCTTTAATTCGTTTTTTGTCTGCATCAGTTGATGGTATAATAACACTAGTCATAATTTAATCACCTTTTAATTTTAAAGTTGGCCCAATTGGATAATAAGGGAGGACCGAAACCTCAGGTGTCTTAAGCTGCTATAGCTGTATCACCGTAAAACGCATCGTTTGCATTTATATTTTTTGTTCGCGTTTAAGGTAGCTTACATCACCTATTCTAATAACACCTATTACCAGCAAGTCGAATCCAAATCGCTCCCCCTATAAACACTCTTAGAATGATTATAGGTGGAAGCGTGGGGGTTCGAACCCCAGTGTTTGCCTAGCCTCAATGTTACGTCAACGAATTCTTTGTATTGTAAAAATTTTATCTTCCTTTAATCAGTATACTCTTCTGGAAACTGTTCTCTGTGTGCAATCAACAAGAGTTCTTCAGTGGTGAACTGTTGAACGGGTGTGTCATCGGGATAGGAAACGACCATATTATCATTTTCAAAAAATAATCCAGTCCCTATTATGTAATATCCCGAACCTGAATTTTTTGTTATCACGCTGCACCGCCATCGGAAATAATCCAACCATAAGTGTCTATCAGCGTCTGTCGCGCTGCTTCCGCTGCACCACCGCCAGTATATGTACTGATACCAAACCTGACGTTGTCTACATCAAACGGTGCTTGTGCTGCCCATGCAATTAACAAGGCATCGTATGTTGCGGTCGGCATTTTTGAGTTTGGGTCTAAAAAGCGATTGTCGAGCGAATTGGAATTATTAAGAGATGATATATCCCATGTCTCTATTCCAGTAAGGTTCTCAATATTGTCATTATCCCTGAAAAACCCATTCATAGTCGTTACATTGGATGTGTTTAGATATGAAACATCTATAGTGGTCAAGGCAGTGTCACCGACTGGAACGCTGGCACTACACCTCAAGAATGCGTTCATATTGGTGACACCACTTGTGTCAAAGTTGCCACCAGAAAAGTCGACATTGGACAATGAAGGGCAGTCACGCAAACATTCTCCTATATTCGATCCATCTCCATTCAAATTCATCGTAGTTGAACCCACGACGAAGTCTGTTAGGTTAGAACAACCCTTGAATCCTCTTTTCAGATTTTTCCATCCTACATTACCCAACTGTAGAACCTTCTTGATTTTATCTTTGCTTGGGGCAGTGCCACCAAATATCACTGTCGGGAAAGTTCCTGTAATACGAACAGTATACTCACCAGCAGTAGCATAAGTGTGTGTAAGACCAGAATCATTGTATGCGGTTATCGTTGTGTTGGTAGTACCGTCACCCCAATCAATAACGGCATCGAATGTGGGTGTGTATCCACTACCCTGATTACATGGCCATGTAATACTTTCTCCGTCTGCTGTAGTTTCCCATAAAGTCCTGAATGAGACATCATCATCTTCAGTACCCTGAGCATCCCAATATGTTTTACTTATCTCGCCCATAGTATCAACAGTGCTTCCAACCATACGAACTTTCGTGTAAACTTTGTGTTCTTTTCCGGCAGGATCTGTATGTATCCGAACTCCCGCAGTTTGCTTTAACCATAATTCTCTTGATGAAGAGTCTGCCAATACAACTTTTCCAGTTCCTGCTCCTGCTGCGGCAGCTTTAAAGGTATCACCCACTACATAATCAGCGTGATATAGGGCTGCTGAAGAATCTCCACTTTGAGTTCCAGCAGCAGTGTGCCACTGGGCAGCAGATGTGCCGCTTAGATTGGTAATCTTATATCTAGTACCTATCGCAAAACTGCCGGAAGTAATAGTCGCACCTGGGTCTGGTGGTGCATTATCATATTGCCAATTCGGATTGTTTGGTATTAAAAGCCATCCCATCTTCTATTCCTTGACTAGTCTATTACACATATTTATATCTCTGGAAACAACGACTGCTGAACAAACAAGTCAACGTCATCTTCATTTAGACCCAAACTCTTCATAACATTAGGAGTATGGGGGTTCTGTTTCT